TAACATCGGTGAGGTATTGGCCGTGGGTCCTGGCGAGATTGACAAAAAAGGCCGGTTGATTCCTAATCCTATAGAAATAGGCCAGAGAATCCGATTTGGGGGCGCGGAGGATTATTTGTCTTACCCTAGATTTGAGATTAACGGCGAAGAATACCTTGTGATGTCTTGGAAAGATGTCTGTTTCGTTGAGGACAATAATGCCAAAAACCACTAATAAACCAATTGCGCGTACTACGACCGGTAAGGGTAAAAACTACAAACCCACCGAAGCTGGCGCGGGCATGACCGCTAAAGGAAGGGCGGCATACAATGCAAAAAATAATGCAAACCTTAAAGCACCTGCTCCAAACCCTAAAACAAAAGCTGACGAAGGCCGTAAAAAAAGTTTTTGCGCAAGAATGAGCGGAATGCCTGGTCCTATGAAGGACGAAAAGGGCAGACCAACCCGTAAAGCTGCATCTTTAAAGAACTGGAACTGCTAATGGCTACTAAACCCGGACTCTACGCCAATATTCACGCTAAAAGGGAAAGGATCGAGCGCCAAAAGGCTGCTGGAAAGACTCCTGAGAAGATGCGTAGCCCAGGCACTAAGGGCGCTCCAACTGCCAAGGCCTTTAAGGAATCGGCCAAAACTGCAAAGAAAAAGTAATGCCGCTCATTAAAGACATTGGCAAAAAGGCATTCCAAAAGAATGTCAAAGCTGAGATTGCTGCGGGCAAGCCAGTTAAGCAGGCCGTGGCTATTGCGTACTCAGTTAAGCGTGAGGCTGCAACCAAGAAGAAGAAGAAATAATGGCCACATTGTCAGATGTTTTGCGTGAAGCAAAATATGCGCCGCGCACAACCTTAGCCCAAACCCAAAAAAATTATGTTATGGGCATTGGCCCAACTGCCATGAAAAACCTTGCTAATCAAAGGGCGGACATAGATGCTGCGTTGGTTATGGGTGATGCGGGGTTACAAATAGGTAACAGAGAGGCGTTTGAGCGCCAAATTTCCGAAGTACCTAATGTGGCCGGTATGTTTATTGGCCCCAAGTCATCTGCCTGGAATAAACCTGCTTACGAAAAAGCCGTAGAAATGGAAAAGGCTGGGGCGCGACCCTCTGATATTTGGCGCGAAACCATGACTGCCCGCGGCTTAGACAATAAATGGCGGCAAGAGATACCTGATTATGGCGCAGTATTGAATATGGAAAAAATACCAAAAGCGCCTAATGAAATTGATTTAGCAAACAAATTATTATTACAACGAGGATTTATTCCACCAGAAAAGGTTGGTCTTTTAGGTGTGGGAAGTAGTGAAAATTTAATACCTGCAGCAGCCCAAAAAAAGGCTCTTGAAGATGCTAGATGGGAAATATTAACTAAACCAGCGCAACAAGTTCGTCTAACTTCTGCATTGCAACATAATGCGCTTGAGGAGGCTTACCCTAATCTTGTTAACAATCTAAGAATTGCGCGTGAGACCCGTAAAGACATACGCGGAGCCTACGACCAAGAAAAGAAACTGGTTACAACTGGTGGTGCAACCCATATTGGCCAAACCGCAGACGAGCAAGCCAATGCAGCCAGATCAACATTGCTGCATGAAATCCAACACGCTATCCAACAGACCGAAAACTGGGGGCGCGGTGGTAGTCCAGAATCTGCCAAACTAATTGCTCAAGCCCAAATTAAGTCTGAACTTGCGCCCTTGGCCACCCCATTTGCGACTAACCGTAAATATTGGGACGATTACGGCGCAGCTGCTAGGTCAGAATACATGGTCCGGCTTGGTGACATTGCGACCAAAGAAAACATCAAACCAAGAACTATTTACAATCTGCAAGATTGGTATGTATACGGTAATGATTACCGGCGTGAGGCTGGTCCACAACCTAAAAAGCCAGGCGCAGCCAGAGATGAATGGTTTAGGGGCGCGGCTCAATTTATTCAAGACCGTAAATTTTCATCCGATGCTAAGTATCAAGACCTGCCATATGACAACCTGCGAGACGCGAAAAACGCACAAAAACGGGCTATGACCCAGATCAAGAAAACCGATGAGGCTGCGCGTCAGTTTCAAGAATTAGGCGCAAAACAAAAACGATTTGACGAATTGTCTGATACAGAGGCCTATAGACGGTTGGCCGGTGAGGCCGAGTCAAGATTGACCCAAGCAAGAGAAACGCTCAATATGAATGAGCGCCGAGAAAACTTTCCGTTTAATGAGCGATATGAAAGAACGACCAATTTAGGTATTAAAACCGTTACAAATCCTTTTGGATTGGATGTTCCAGCCAAAGAAACTGTTGCGTATACCCAATTTGGTGACCCATTAGCAATGTTTTTAAGTAGTAAACCTACCCAAGACCCATTACAGATGTTTATTGGACTTCCAAAGAGTCGATAACCTCACCAGTTTTGGCCATGATTAGGTCTATCGTGCGATTAAGAACCGCTAATTGTTGCTCACCAGTAAGCATTTCAAAGTTTAAGGAATAAACAATAGTTTGCTCACCTGATAGATAAAGATACATATCGTTCATAAATGCCTTTCTTTAAGTAACTTTTCAATATAGTCAAACGCATCCTTATGTTTTTGCTCTAAAGCCACTATTCGGTCAGATTGTTGGCGCAGCATTGCAGCCACATCCTTAAACAACTGGCCAAACTTATCCAGATCATCTGCCATCTCATTTGCGCTCATCTTGGCCCTTTCTCAAAGCAATGTGTTTTTGTAGGATATGCCAGAACTCCGATTTGATTATTTCCATAACTCCTCCATTAGAGTAAACAGTTTACACTATAAGATTAACACAAACAACAAGAAACGATTTATTATTATGTAACTGGAACTTATTGATTGAGTTAATCACTATGGCCGCACCGATAGGAAATTCTAATGCCGTGAAAGGCAAGATGTTTTATGACAAGCTGAGAAAGGTTCTAACTCAAGAACCTCAAAAGCTGGAAAACATTGTTAAGCAGCTCGTTACGCAAGCTGAACAAGGCGAGGCCTGGGCTGTGAAAGAGGTCATTGACCGGTTGGATGGTAAGGCCGTTCAAACAAACCAAGTAGAAAACGCCGATGGAACTCCGCTTTTATCTGGTATTCAGGTCATGTTTGTAAAACCACAAGATGCTTGAGACTTTAGATAAAGCAGTAGCCAACGCAGAATTCCCCGTAAAACTGGCTTTTTTGTTTGAGCCAAAGAGATACAAGATTCTTTATGGTGGGCGCGGTGGCGCTAAGTCTTGGGGAGTTGCCAGAGCGTTACTTATTAAGGCAGCAAAAGACCCTATTCGCATTCTTTGCGCCCGTGAGTTTCAGGTCTCTATTAAAGATTCTGTACACAAATTACTGACAGACCAGATTGACAGTCTTGGATTAGAGTCGTTTTACGAGGTCACCCAGACCAGTATTCGGGGTAAGAATGGCTCAGAGTTCTTCTTTATTGGCCTTAAAAACAATATTACCAATGTCAAATCCTTTGAGGGCGTAGACATTTGTTGGGTTGAGGAGGCCCAGACTGTTTCTAAAACAAGCTGGAATGTCCTAATCCCGACCATTCGTAAGGACAACTCCGAGATATGGATTACTTTTAACCCGGAACTAGAAACTGATGACACATATCAGCGGTTTGTACTCGCGCCCCCAACCAACGCGATAGTCCAAAAAATTACCTGGCGCGATAACCCTTGGTTTCCTATGACCTTGCGGGAGGAAAAAGATAACCTCCAAATGCGGGACACAGAGGCTTACAACACTGTCTGGGAAGGCCTATGCCGTAAGACCGTAGACGGAGCGGTATTTGCCAATGAGATAACCCGTGCTGACCTGGAGGAGCGCATTACCCGCGTACCTTATGACCCAATCAAACCGGTTCATGCGGTTTTTGACCTCGGTTGGTCGGATAATACGGCCATTTGGTTTGTTCAATTTATAGGCTTTGAGATCAGATTGGTCCGATACATGGAGGACAGTCAAAAGACCATGTCCTATTACATGGCCGAGATGCAGAAGTTCGGCTATCACTATGACACCATTTGGCTACCGCATGATGCTGAGAACTCAACTCTGGCAGCTGCTGGGCGCTCGATTGCCGATATTGTCAGGGCAGCAGGTTACAAGGTGCAGATTGTGCCAAGAACTCCAACTGCGGACTCCATCAATGCAGCCAGAACAATATTCAACAAGTGTTATTTTGATAGAGAAAATTGCCATCAAGGATTACAATGTTTAAGACATTACCGATATGATGTGGACCCAGATACCAAGCAATTCAGTAAAACGCCGCTGCACGACATTTATTCCCACGGTGCCGATGCGTTTAAATATCTTGGATTAGTGGTGAATGAGCCCCGTAAATCGGTAACAAAACAAGCCGTGCGACAGCCGGCTGGATCATGGATGGGATGATTATGGCAAACGACCAGCGTATACAAGACGCACAAAAATTCTTGAGATTCGCCAATGATGCGGACTCTTACAATCGCCAGGATGCCCTGGATGACCTTAAGTTCTCATCTGGTGATCAATGGCCAGTTGAGGTGCAGAACTCTCGAAACCTTGAGGCAAGACCCTGCTTAACGATTAACAAACTGGATGGCTTTATCCGCCAGGTCTGTAACCAGCAGCGCCAAGCCAGACCCCGCATGAAAGCGCACTCGATGAACTCGGCTGCCAACGCTAAAGTAGCGGACATCTTGACGGGCATTTTTAAGCATATTGAGGTCAATTCGGACGCAGATACCGCCTACGATACGGCCTTTGAGTTTGCCGTACGCATGGGTTGGGGTTATTGGCGGGTTCTTACCGACTACACACGGGCAGACTCGTTTGACCAAGAAATCTACATTAAACCCATTGCCAACCCTTTTACTGTTTACTATGACCCTAACAGTCAGATGCCAGACGGCTCAGATGCCGAATGCTGCCTGATTACTGAGGTAATGAGCAAGAAAGAATTTAAGGCCCAATACCCTAACGCAGACGATGGCGGCAACTTTAATATGCGTGGTACTGGCGATGCGGACGCTGATTGGATTATGAAAGATGACATTCGCATAGCTGAGTGGTGGTATACCGAGCGCAAAAAGACCAAATTGCTCATGCTCTCAGACGGTACGCAAGTCTATAAAGAGGACGCACCCAGCGATGACATGATGATGGCAGCCGGTATTGAGGTGGTTGCCGAGCGTGAAACCATGCGCAAAACCATCAAATGGGCCAAGCTAACCGGCTTACAAATCCTTGAGGAATCTACTTGGATTGGTAAGTACATCCCCATTATTCCCGTCTACGGCCAGCAACTGGTGGTTGACGATAAGCGCAAGAAGTACGGCATTGTGCGTATGGCTAAAGACCCGCAGCGGATGTACAACTACTGGCGTACTGCCTTAACTGAGTCGGTTGCTCTCGCGCCCAAGGCTAAATGGCTATTGGCAGAAGGACAAGACGAAGGCCATGAGAATGAATGGAACTTGGCTAACATCAAAGCCACGCCAGTATTGCGTTACAAGCAAAAAGACATTGAGGGACAACCCGCGCCGCAGCCAACCAGACTGCAACCAGAGCCACCAGCTGCCGGAATCGTTGAAGCCACAAGCGCTATCAACAATGACCTGCAGACCGTAGTAGGGATATTTGACCCAAATATGATGGCCCAAGGCAATATGTCTGGTAAGGCTATTCGCGGTCAGCAGATGCAGATTGATATGTCGAACTTCCATTACTACGACAATCTGACCCGTTCCCTCAAGCAAACTGGGCGCGTAATCCTAGATTTAATCCCCAAGATTTACGATAAAGAGCGGGTCATGCGGATTATTGGCTACGATAACCAGCCCGAAATGGTAACGATTAACCAGCGCGCCGTGGATGAAAGCGGTACAGAAAAGATACTTAACGATGTAACTGTGGGCGAATACGATGTTTACATGGATACAGGCCCAGGCTACCAAAGCAAGCGCCAAGAGGCAGTCGAGTCTATGGTCCCGCTCTTGCAGGCTAACCCTGAACTATTCCAAGCTGCGGGTGATTTAGTGTTCCGCAACATGGACTTCCCAGGCGCAGATGTTATTGCTGACCGCCTAGCTGCTATGAACCCATTGGCTAAGATTGACGAGAAATCGGATATTCCGCCACAGGTCCAAATGCAGTTGATGGCCAGCCAAAAGATGGTTGCCGATATGCAACAACAGATTGCGGCCTTGACCTTGAACCTGCAACACCAAACCGATGTGCAGCGTATGAAAGAAGAAGGCCAGACCAAGCGCAAACTCATGGATGTTACCTCTAGGGCGTACAACACCGAGACCATTAATGAGGCTAAAGTCAATCAAACCAACATGAAAGCAGTAACCGACCAAAACCGGACCGAGTTAGATGCTATTACCAAACTGTTACTAAAGGGCATGGACTCACGCGCTTTGCAGCAAGAAATGGCCCGCAGAGATGCGGAACAAGGCCAAGTTGCCTCGTTTGCTGAGAGCGAAGTAAATATGAATGAGTCACCATTTTTGCGTGAAGAAATGGCGATTGCCCAGCAACCTATGGTGAACCCTGGAATAGATGATCAAATGGCAGCGCAGTTTGCAGCACAAGAAATGCAACCGCAGCCGTTAGAGCAACCTGCAATCCCTGGCGTACCAATGGGGCCTCGTTGACAACTATCGAAAAACAGTTTCTAATAGATTTAACCTACCGATGGGTTCATCGGGTTTATTCTTGGAGTTAATCCATGTCCGATGCAGAAGTAGTGCAGGAACCAGCAAGGAAACAAGCTGCGAACCTGGTAACAAATGAGAATTTAGCTGAGTTTAATGCACAAAAACTTGGTTTAGCCACTCAGGAAACTCCAACTGAGGCCGCAGAAGCGGAGCCGGTTGTTGAGCAAGAGCGGAGTGAACCAGAGGCAGAAACAGAGGCTGCTGCAGGTGAAAAGAAGCACAACCCGAAACTTGAGAAGCGGTTTTCAGAACTGACCAAGCAGCGCGAAGCGGCCCGCCAAGAAGCGGATCGTGAGCGTACGGCTCGTGAGGCTCTTGAGGCGCGATTGAGGGACATGGAAGCTAAGGCTAATCCGCCAAAATCGGAAGAACCAGACCCTAAACCAGACCCATCGCAATTTAATGATGCCCTAGAGTATGCTGAGGCTCTGGCCGAGTGGACTACTGATCGAAAGATGCGGGAGCGGGATCAAGCAGAACTTGCTCGTAAAGTTGAGGCGGAACAGTCGCGGATGCGACAGAAGTTCCAAGAACGACTAGATAATGCGAAACAAGATTTGCCGGATTATGAGGAAATGATTGCGTCAAGCGATGTCTCGGTGTCACAACCGGTCACCGATGCAATTATTGAGAGTGATGTAGGCCCACAAATCCTATATTACTTAGCCGAAAATCCAGAGTTCGCTCGTGATTTGGCGGATAAATCCATCACTTCACAACTCCGTGCCATCGGGCGTTTAGAGGCTAAATTTGAGAAATCAGAGCCAACTAAACCGAGCGTAAGAGAACCTGTTGCGAAGAAGTCAAATGCTCCGGCACCGATTAACCCATTGAAAGCCGGTGGTAATCCTAGTGATATTGCTTTGGATTCCGACCGTAAGTTTCATGGCACCTACCAGCAATGGAAAGCTGCAAGGGCCTCTGGGAAGATTAGATGACGGATAACTTTAAAATTAATTTGGAGAATTATCATGGCAAATAACTTGCTAAGCATCTCCATGATCACCAACGAGGCGTTGATGGTCTTGGAAAACAGTTTGACCTTTACTGGTCGTGTAGACCGTAACTATGATGACCAATTTGCGGTTATCGGTGCAAAGATTGGTAACACAGTCAATGTACGCCGTCCTGGCCGTTTCATTGGTACCACCGGACCGGCTTTAAATGTCGAGGACTTCAACGAGACCTCAACCCCTGTGACCCTCAGCACTCAATTCCATGTGGATACGCAGTTCACAACACAAGATTTGACCTTATCGTTAGATATGTTCTCTGACCGTGTTTTGAAGCCAGCAATCGCTGCTATTGCCAACAAAATTGACTTTGACGGCACCACAATGGCAGTAGATAACACAGCTAATACCGTTGGTACAGCTGGTGTAGTTCCATCTGACATCGCAACATTCCTAACCGCCCAGGCTTATTTGGACGGCGAAGGTTCGCCCCGCGATGGCAAGCGTTCTTGCGTGGTTGATCCCTTTACAGGTGCCTCGATTGTTGGCTCCTTAAAAGGTCTCTTTAACCCACAAGGCACTATCTCTGGTCAGTACGAAAAGGGAATGATGGGTCGCGACACCATTGGTATGAACTGGTATATGGACCAAAACATTGTGTCCCATACTTATGGTTCTTACTCAACCGCCACATTGTCTACCAACACCAGCACATTTACTGGTTCGTTGACAACTGGCTGGGCTCAGACCTCGACAATTACCATTGCAGCTGCAACCGCTAACGCCAACTTGAAGCAAGGCGATACGATTCAGATTGCTGGTGTATTCGCAGTCAACCCACAGAACCGCCAGCCATACGGTGGTAATGTATTGCGTAACTTTGTAGTTACTGCCGATACAACCATCACTTCTGGCGGCACAGCATCTGTAACTGTTTCCCCAGCGATTATTACTGCTGGCCAGTTCCAGAATGTGAGCGTATTGTCTACCTCGTCAACTGCAGTTGTCACACCGTTCAACAAGACCGGTATTGTCAGCCCACAGAACTTGGTATTCCATCGCAATGCGTTTACCCTGGCTACAGCCGACCTCCAATTGCCTGACGGCGTACATTTTGCAGGTCGTGCAAGCGATAAGGACAATGGTTTGTCGATTCGTGTGGTGCGTCAATACACCATTAACAACGACTCCATCCCAACCCGTTTAGATGTTTTATACGGCTGGGCTCCGCTTTATCCAGAACTCGCCTGCCGCGTAGCAGCTTAATAGGAAAGGAACCTAATCATGTCAAATCCAGGACCAGCAAGTACCCAAACCTCCAACTTCCTAATGAACGGAAGTGCAGCCGATGGTGTTTTACTCGGCATTGCAGGAGGTGAGGTTGGTTTTTACGGCGAGACTCCAGTAGTTCAAGCCGCTGCAATTACATCTTTGGCTGCAACCCCAACTACTGCTGAAACGGTAGCTGCTGTTAATGCCATCATTACAGCGTTAAAAAACATTGGCATTACTGCTTAAAATGTTTGTTTGATTGGAAAGGCCACCCCCATAAAGGGTGGCTTTTTCCATTTACGGAGACTGCATGAAACACATTATGATTGCAATGCCGGCCTATACTGGCACAGTTCATATGGGAACAATGCGTTCCTTATTTACCGATTTAATCTCTTTAATCAAAAGAGGCGATAAATTTACCTTAGTTGATGACATTGGAAATGCGTTAATTGCCGATTGTCGAGGCGTAATTGCCACTAATTTTTATCATTCCGACTGCGATGAGTTAATTTTTATAGATTCAGATGTGGCCTGGCAAGCTGGTGCTTTGTTAAGGCTAGTAGACGCGCCCGTTGATCTAGTTGCCGGAATATATCCCTCAAGAGCAGAGCCCATAAAATACAATGTTCGTTACCTAGATAAACCTGAGTTATGGGCCGATCCGGTTACCGGATTATTGGAGGTTCAATGCGCTCCCACGGGATTTATGAAAATTAGTCGTAATTGCATAACAAAAATGATTGAGGCCTATCCAAAGACTGGATTTCACCATGAATGCAAAACAGAGCAGTTTTATCCATTATTTGACTATATTTATAACGAAGAATTGAAATATAAATTTGGCGAGGATTATTCTTTTTGTATTAGATGGCGAGATATTGGCGGCCAAGTATGGGTTGATCCAGAGATAGAAATGGGTCACATAGGACTAAAATGTTTTCAAGGACACTTTGGAAATTGGCTTAAAAGTAGGATAATTAAACAAACTTAACCATAAGGATTAATCATGGATTCCCTTAAAATTCTTTCTCCAACCTATCGGCTGGACCTTACAACTTCCGCATCATCCGCTTTACAACTAATCCCAGATACGCCAACCCTTGCATTTCGTGTGGCTATCCTAAATACTGGAACGGGTACGGCAGCGATTACTTTTGGCACAACTGATTCCAATATGGCTACCCCTGCGATTGCGTCAACTGGTGGCAGCGGGTCATTTATCTTGGCTCCAAGTATGTTTTTGCCAATTATTATTGATTGCCCAAGACCCAACTTTTTTATTAAGGCTATTTCGTCAACAACAAACACGCTTTATTTGACGCTCGTAGCTAACGAATAAGGGATTTACCATGTCCAACGACACCGCAAAGACTATAACAACCAATATAGTGCCGGTCCAAGGAACTTTTGAGCCCTTGCCGCCGTATGAGTGCATTAACTTAATTGGACCTGCTGGAACGCCGTTTTTTGCCCCTACAAACCCTAATTTGGATGGGGTAAGCATTACCAATAGCACGATTAATAGCACTACGATTGGGGCAACAACCCCGTCAACTGCGGCGTTTACCTCGGCAAGCGCAACAAGTCTGCCTGTTGGCGGTAATGACCTAACCAATAAAACCTATGTTGACGCGGCATTGGCTGGTATTTCTTGGAAAGAGCCAGTTCGTGCCGGAACAACGGCCAACATTACCCTATCAGGCGCACAAACAATTGATGGCGTGGCAGTCGTTGCTGGTGATCGAGTATTGGTAAAAGACCAAACTAACGCAGCGCAAAACGGTATTTATGTGGCAGCTGCGGGCGCGTGGGCAAGAGCAGAAGATGCCAATACTTGGGACGAATTGGTGTCTGCTTTGGTTTTTATAACCTCCGGTGGATTATCCGGTTCAGCTTGGTATTGCTACATTCAGCCAGGCGGCACTCTTGGAGTTACCGCGGTCAATTGGTCAAACTTCCAAGTGTCTGGCGCTTATTTTGCTGGCACCGGTTTATCGTTAGCAGCAAATACTTTTAGCATTACCAATACTGGTGTTTCTGCCAATACTTATGGATCGGCTAGCACGGTTCCAGCCATTGCAGTCAATGCCCAAGGTCAGATTACTAGCGCAACTAATACAAGTATTGCTATTGCAGGCAGCCAAGTTACTAGCGGAACTATTGATACTGCTAGAATTTCAGGTTCTTATACAGGCATTACCGCGGTTGGTACGCTATCTGGATTGACAGTCAGCAGCACAATTACCGGCTCGATTTCGGGTAACGCAGCCACCGCAACAACTGCAACCACGGCTACAACGGCTACAACGGCCACCAACCTTGCAGGCGGCGCAACTGGTTCTATTCCCTATCAAAGTAGCGCTGGAACAACAACATTTTTAGCAGCTGGCAGCAACGGTCAAGTATTAACTTTGGCTGGTGGCGTACCAACATACGCGACACCAACCACGGGAACGGTCACCTCTGTAGGCGGTACTGGAACGGTATCTGGCATTAGTTTGTCGGGAACGGTAACAAGCAGCGGAAACCTTACACTTGGCGGCACATTAGACTTATCCGCGCCCCCAACCATTGGTAATACAACTGCAAATACAATTCGTGGCACAACCGTTACCGCAACTACTGGTTTTGTAGGTACTAATTTTGATGCTGCAGGATCAGGCGGTGGTAATTTAAGAAATTCTAGTGGAACCCCTCAAATTCAATGGGGCGGCGGTGGTGGTAACAATGTTTCTATTGATGTAGCAACTAACATTAATCCAGCAAATGCTGCGGTAGCAATTAGTCCTACCGGAACTGGAACTGTTGCAATATCGCCTGCGGGCGCGTTGACTGTAAATCCAACAACCGCATCAACCATGAACAATGTGGCTATTGGCGGAACAACGCCGCTGGCTGGCACATTTACTGATTTAAGGGTAAACAACACTATTTCTTTGGCCGGAACTACCGGAACGGCTGGATTTGTTTTGACTTCCAATGGCGCATCTGCCCCAACCTGGCAATCTGCAGCAGGCGGTTTAACAATTACAGACGATACGACTACAAATGCAACTCGTTATTTAGCATTTACAAGCGCTACAAGCGGATCAATTACTGGTCAGAATGTATCATCTACCAAGTTGCAATTTAATCCCTCTACTGGATTTTTAGCATCAACTGGAACAATTGTTGGTGCTGGCACAGTATCAGCCCCAGCCATTACATTTACTGGCGATACCAACACAGGTATTTATTCCCCAGCAGCCGACACTATTGCCTTTACAGAAGGTGGTGTTGAGAGTATGCGGATTGATTCATCAGGTAATGTGGGTATTGGCACTACTAGTCCGTCTGCACCATTAGATATACAAAGCGACTCAGGCGGTACTGGAATTAGAGTTCGTGGCAGAGCAAGCGCAAACGCTGGAGCAATTCGTTATTTTGCTAACGACAATACTACGCAACGAGCAAGAATTGAGTCCAACGACACTAGTTTGGAAATTAATTCTATTTCAAGCCTACCCATAACAATTCTTACAGCCAACGCAGAACGGATGCGTATTACCTCTGGTGGTGATGTTTGCATTGGAACAACAACTGCCAACGCAAAGCTAGAAGTTGTTGGCGGTCAGTTTCGTGTAGCAAATACATCAACTGCTGCACTTTGTATTATTAGCACCGATAGCACCTCAACCAACGGCATTACCATTGAATCTTCTTACTATGGTGGTGCTGGATATGGACCAATGAAGTTTAATGCTGGTGGTTCAGAACGGATGCGTCTTGATACTTCTGGTAATCTGTTATTCAACTCAGGTTACGGCTCAGTAGCTACAGCATACGGTGTTCGTGCTTGGGTTAAGTTTACTGGTTCTAGCGGCGCTATATCTTCATCTGGTGGGGTATCTTCTGTAACTAGAAATAGTACAGGCCATTACACAGTTAATTTATCTTTTACTATGCCAGATGCAAACTACGCCGTTACTGCTATGCCATTTAATCAATCAAGTGGTAGTGGAACACGCTGTATAGTAGGTGAAGGCACCCCAACAACTACAAGTTTCCAAATATTTAACATGCTTTTTAACGGCTCTCAAGAAGACGCTAACACAGCAGTTATGGTAACTAGATAAGGAAATAAAATGTCACAAGTAATTATTTTTACTAACGAAAATGGGAATGTATCAGTTACGTACCCAACACCAGAATATTTAGAGACAAACACAATTGAAGACGTGCTGGCTAAGGACTGCCCAGAACACGCTATTATTGTTGATGCCTCAGAACTGCCAGAAGACGCAGCTGACTTTTTTGACGCATGGCGTTTAGTTGATGGTGTTGTTTCTGTTAACTTAGCTGCGGCTAAAGAAATAACAAAAACTCGTTTACGTGCAGAACGTACACCACTATTGCAAGCACAAGATGTAGCCTTTCAGAGAGCATTAGAGTCTGGTGCAGATACGACTGCTATTGTTGCTGAAAAACAGAGATTGCGTGATATTACTAACTTGGCTGATACAGCTACAACCTTAGACGAACTAAAGGAAATTACAGTATGAGCTTTACATGGAATGTAGTACAGATGGACAGACTTACTTCTGATGGCTTTGTAGTTACAGTACATTACACAGTAAACGCAGTAGATGGTGATTACTCTGCGTCTACCTACGGCACAGTAGGTTACACAGAGCAACCTGGCAAGCAATACATTCCTTACATTGATTTGACTGAAGCTGAAGTTGTTGGCTGGGTGCAAGAATCGCTTGGCAAAAACACAGTAGAGGAAGGTTTGGCAGCACAGATTGAAGCGCAAAAGAATCCGGCACAAGAGTCTGGTGTACCTTGGTAATTAAAGGCAAATAATGACTGAATATCAATGGACAATATTAGAAACTCTTATTATTGATGGGGCTCTTAAATCCGTTAAATATTGGTGCAAAGCAACGGATAGTAAGCATTCCGTAGAGACAGAGGGTAACTGGAAAATGCTTATTCCGCACATGGTTGATGAAGATACAACAGAACACCAGGTTATCCATTGGCTTGATTTAGATGCTACCCAAGACGGCAAACATCTTATAAAATACAGATTACAAGAGCAGCTGGATGCGCTTAGTTTTGAAATATCAACTAAACCGCCCTGGGCCGTGGACACATTTAAGGTGACGATATGACACAACCAATCGACATCATCTCCCGCGCCCTAAAAGACATTGGGGCTTTGGAGGCTGGTGAAACTCCCGCTCCAGCGGACTCGCAAGACGCATTTGATATGCTCAATGACATGGTTGACCAATGGTCAAATGAGCAAATGATGGTCTTTTATAAGACCGAAATTATTTTTACCCTGACCGCTGGCCAAACCCAATACACCATTGGTGCGGGTGGCCAAATCGGGGGTACTATTACTGGATCAATCAGCGGCACGACCTTAACCGTTACCAATGTCTCTAGTGGCGCCATTGCCCTTGGAATGACATTGTCAGGCTCTGGTGTGGCAGCTGGTACAAAGATTACTGGTTTTAAATCGGGTGCGGGCGGTAATGTTAATTCCAATGGAACTTACACCGTTAATATCTCGCAGACCGTAGCCAGTACGACAATTAGTGCGTATTACGAGCGCCCTTTATCCATTAATTCTGCATTTGTTAGGGTAAACACTAACTCCAATGGCCAGCCTATTTTGAATGGTGGCTTAGATTATCCGGTGGCTATTCTTAACCTAGAAAACTATGAGTTGATTGGTTTAAAGACTCTCAATGGTCCGTGGCCTCGCGCCCTGTACTATCAGCCAGGCGAATCTTTGGGAACAGTTACCGTATGGCCTAATCCATCCCAAGGCGAGATGCATATTTTTGCCGATACCCTGTTTCAGCGCTTTGCCTCCATTAACGATGAGATAGTCATCCCACAAGGCTATTTAATGGCCCTTAGATGGTGTTTAGCCGAGCGTTTGATGCCGATGTATGGAAAAGCTAGTCCAACGCAAATACAGATGATTAACGGCTTTGCTAACCACGCTAAGGCAACTATTAAACGCAACAATATGAAACCAATGCAAGTGGCTCGATTTGAGGATTCATTAATTGTAGGCAAGAGAGCAGACGCTGGCTGGATTCTGACCGGAGGCTTTTAATGCCAGACTTTGGATTTGTTGGCGCAGCTTACGAGGCTCCCTCTATTTATCAGGATGCCCAAGAATGCATTAATTTTTATCCTGAAATAGACCCCACTAAGCCGCAAGGTGACCGTGGAATCATAGCGCTTTATCCAACACCAGGCTTAGAAACTGTAGCAATTCTTCCCAATCAAGAAGAAGTGCGTGGTATTCGCACCCTGTCCGGTGGGGCTCAGGTCGTGACCGTATGCGGTGATTTTGTATATGTCATGGAATCAGACTACACGCCCAAAATGATTGGCCAGATGAATACCTCTACCGGCTTGGTCGGAATTGTGGATAACGGCGTGAATGTCTACATTGTTGATGAGACTTATCGCTATACATGGTTTATATCCAATCCATCCGCAGCAACCTTTACTGGATCAATATCAACAACGACTTTGACAGTTACCTCTGTTTTGAGCGGAACCATAGCTGTTGGCCAAGCTATTTTTGGTCAAGGAGTTTCCCAAAATACCGTCATTACTGCGTTAGGTACAGGTAGCGGTGGGGTTGGAACTTATACGGTTAGCAACTCGCAAACTGTTGCATCCACTACTATTAACTCGGTTGCCTCTCCTGCTATTGTTACTGGTGCTATATCAGGAACAACCCTTACGGTCTCTGCGGTCACTAGCGGGACTTTGCGGATAGGTCAAACCATTGATGGTACTGGCGTAACCGATGGCACGATTATTAAGGCGTTTGGTACAGGATCAGGAGGCGTAGGTACTTACACAGTTAGCGCGTCCCAGACTGTTAGTAGCACAACTATATTTGCCATGAATTGGACCGTATTACCAGCTAATGACGGCCCATTTGAAGGTGGTGGAACGGTTGATATTACCGACAATTATTTTGTTTATAACAAACCTGATTCGCAGCTTTGGGCTGCCACAGATTTATTAAGCCCTATTACCGACCCGCTATCATTTGCTAGTAAGGATGGCTCACCCGATGACCTTGTGTCGATTATTGTTGACCGCCGAGAAGTTTATTTATTGGGTGAGATGTCCTCCGAAGTATGGATTAATTCGGGCGCGGTGCCATTTCCATTTACTAGGATTCCTGGTACATCTACCCAACAAGGTATTGCAGCGCAATATTCTATGTCTCGGATGGGTAATTCGTTTGCATATGTCTCCAAAAACAATCGCGGTGAGGCAATGGTTGTGCGCATGAATGGATATTTTCCTGAAAGAATATCAACCCATGCGGTAGAAACAACCTTAGTCAATCAGAATGTGTCTAATGCGATAGCGTGGACCTATCAGCTTGAAGGCCATGAGGTCTATGTGGTGACCTTTCCCTCAATTGGTGATAACGGCCTTACCTGGGCATTTGACAACACAACTGGCCTTTGGCATAAATGGTTGTACCGTAACAATCAGAATGAATACGAGCGACACCGTGGTAATTGCTGCGCATTCTTTAACCAGCAAGTATTGGTTGGGGATTACCAAAACGGCAAGATTTATCAGTTAAGCCGCAACTATTACACAGACGATGGCCAGCCAATCCGCCGGATTCGCAGAGCCCCACACATTACAAGCGACTTGCAGCGCCAGTATTTCCATGAGTTGCAGATTCAGTTTCAGCCTGGCGTTGGACTATCTACCGGCCAAGGGGATGACCCCCAGGCTATGTTGCGCTGGTCTAATGACGGCGGCTCTACTTGGTCTAATGAATATTGGACAAGTATTGGAAAACAAGGAAAATACCTAAATCGTGCTATTTGGCGGCGGTTAGGGTTTTCCCGTGATAAGGTTTTTGAGGTATCTATCTCAGACCCCGTCAAGGCAGTCATTATTTCAGCAAATTTAAAGGCCGAAGCTGGAGAAAATTAATGTCTACACCGCAAAATCAACGGCTACCAACCAGCCCATTAATTGATAATACGGGACGGCCTACTCGCGCCTGGCAGCTGTTTTTATTAAACTTGTTGAACTTTTCAAGCGCCACAACGGCTACGGCTGGATCGGCTACTTTGCCAGCAAACCCAGAGGGATTTATTGAGGTTACCGTAAACGGTGAGTCTAAAAGAATTCCCTATTACAACCTATGAATGCACAATTACTTGCCCCTCTTAGTTTGCCGCCGACTGCGCAACGGTGGCTTTTGGACTTTTTTGATGTTATCCAAGGGCTAGATGATTGGCGCGATGATGACCCAGTAGACCCAAAACAAAAAGAAAAGGTAATTTATCAGGTTATGGTGGAATTACCCCAAAATCATTTTTTCCAAACCCATTGCCACAATTTGTTGCCTTTAGTAAGTATTCTTGTTTTGAAGTGGATTGGCGCTAACAAATTGGAAGATAATAGAGAACAATTACACAAGGCCTATATGTGGCGGGCTGCGTACTACGATTTAATATTAGAAGTAGTGCGCTTAGTTCACGGGTTTGATGGGGCGGCTCATGCTGCCGAGTATGTTGCCAAATTGTATGGCGAGACTTATGAAGATTATGTAAAGGAGTTTGAGAATGCCTGATCCAGTTACCGGTACTATTGCAGCCGTTTCGCTTGGTAGCGGCTATATGCAATCACGAGCCGCAAAAGACTCTGCAAGAATGCAAATGGACGCGGCTAATCGCGCTATGGACCAAGAACGGTATATGTATGAGCAAGGCAGAGAAGATTTAGCCCCATACCGCGAACAAGGATATGCCGCCCTTAAAGATATTGAGCGGATGAAACCATTTTTAATAGGTAGATTTGGCCAGCCCTATCAGTCTCAAGTTGGATATAGATTGCCTACAACAACAGGTCCTGCTCCAATTCCTGCCAATTATCAACAAGCCAGAGATGCTTTTCAACAACAACAACAAGCGGAAGTACAAAGAAGGATTGATGCTGGTGAGCCTTTAGCACCTCCACAATTAACAATAACTGGTAAAGATCAATTTGGAAAAGAATTTGGTCTTGCCTCAGATGCGGCGGCATTTGATAAATTCTATAACGAAAATTATGGAGCGCCAGCACCTGTAATGGGTGAGCAAACAATGCCAATAAGTGGGCCAGGTAGCCCATTTGAGGAATACTTAGACCCTAGTATGGCATTTAGAATGCGCATGGGAACTCAGGCCACAGAGCGTTTAGCCAATATTGGTGGCGGGGCAATAAGCGGAAATACGATGCGCGCCCTGACTGATTATGGTCAAAATTTAGCATCAACTGAGTATGGCAATGCATTTAACCGTTACCAGACTGAGCGTGGCAACATTTATAACACCCTAGCCAATATTGCTGGAATGGGTCAAGGCGCGGTCAATACTGGCGTAACTGCTGGGCAAAATTTTGCAGGAAGCCAAACCGGATTAATAACGGGCCAAGCAGCTGCCGGCGCTGCTGGAACAGTTGGCTCTGCAAATGCTTATAGTGGCGCTCTTGGAAATATTGGTAATGCTTATATGCTCAGTCAGTTTATGAAACCACCAGGCGGTAATCCGGCGGTACCAAATCCGCAACAAAATGCAATGTCACAAAACCCATACCAACAGTTTGCTATGTCTACTAATGCATAAGGAATAAATTATGGCAGTTAATATAAAACCAGACATCTCATTAAGCGCTAAACCACCAACAATGATGACATTGCCGGAAATGGTTAACATGGCTCGTAATGCGCAAGCATACCAGCGTGAAAGAGAAATATTCCCTGAATTGGTACAACAAGCTAAAACACAAACGCAACAATCCCAATTTACCTTAGATAAAGATCAAACTGCTGGCATTATGTCTTTAGTTGGTGGTTATCGAAATGACCCTCGAATTAATAGTGGAGACGCTAACCAAGCCGCAGAGGCAATGCAAGAAATCCGCTCTAAAGCCGTGGCTATTGGAATTCCTGAAAAACGAGTAGACGATTTAATGCGCATGGGTAACGCAATTGCGTTGCGCAATCCCAAAAACCTTGGCCAATATTTTGATAATGTAATCCAATCTCAGATTGGACCGTCTGGCCAACAAGCATTACAAACACCGCAAATCGTAAGTTCGGGCGGTCAGTCTGGCATATTCCGTGGCGGCCCTGCAACCGTAACAACATTGCCATTACCTGGAGCCGCTTCTTCGCCAGCGCCTACAGGCGTAACTCCAGCAGATATGACTGCTCCCATACTACCAAAACCAGCAGCTGCTCCGGCTGCAGGTCCAGCGTCAACATCAATGGTGCAGCCAGATACGGGCCGTTTGCCTTTAACTTATCCGGTGCGTCAAGCCGGCGTACCTTTTGCTGCGCTTCCGCAAGAAGAAACAGACCGCACCGCTGGCAGCCAATACCGAAATGGTTTAGTGCAGCGTCAGTCTGAACTGACAACGGCACGGCGTAATTTACAAGAAGTTGTTAAGACCGCACAAAAACTGCAAGAAGAATCTGTATTACCAGAAACAGGCCCTGTTGGTGCAGTTAAAAGAAAATTTGCTGATATTGTTGGTGATCCAACTTATAAACAATTATCTAAAGACCTGGCTAATGTGCAGATTTCTAACATTAAAGCCGTTGGTGGCTCATTAGATACGGTTGGCGGTCAACAATTAATTCGCATGGCAAGTGGTGACGAGACATTCCCACCAGATGTATTGCTAAGTATTGCCCGCCGCGCCGATGCCGATATTACCAATCTTGACATGATGGCAACCGGAATGCAGAGACATACCCAAAAATTTGGTGATGCTAACGCTAAACGATTCCAGCAGATGTGGTCATCAAACGCAGACTCTCGTATTTTTGAAATTATGAATATTGCGCGTGATGTTAAAGATGTTAATAAACGCAAGGAATTAACCGACAAGTTGCTTGGTGATATGGATGACAACCAACGCAAAGACCTGTATCGTAAATACAACAATTTAGTAAAATTAACAAATTCAGGTGATTTGTAATGCAAGACATTGGCCAACTTATATTAGGTGGCTCAAAACCGCCATCCCAGCAACCGTCTAAAGATAGTTTTCGTTTTGAAAATTTGCAACCCACACAGGTGCAAATGGCGGTAAAACGGTTTACTGATATGGGATATAACCCTAATCGATTACAAGAGATATTAACTACTCCTGAAAAATTTAATAATTACCCATTAGAGGTTCGTAAACAGTTTTTTGAACTGTCCTCTGGATCGCAGCCAGCAATGGCTAGGCCGTACACTAACGAGCCCGTAACCACAGAGATAACAAATAAACCGGCCGTTGCGCAACCCACTATGCGCCAAGCTGTTGCCGACCCTATTGGTGACATGATTTTAGGAAAACCAGTAGAAGTTAAGACAACCGAGCCACCAGCCCGTAAAGTTGGCAAAGTTAAAGATATGAGCGAGGCCAGCCCATTAACCCAGTTTGGTCGTACTGCTGCTAGTTTTTATGATGCAACCATTGGCAGCGTTGTTCCAGGGATTGTAGAACCAGTTACTTATGCAGGAGCCCGTGCAATTGGCAAAACGCCAGAGCAGGCTAAACAAATAAGTACGGCAGCTGCTGCGCCCTTTGAGTCTGGTATGGGCAAGACTTTTGGCGTAACAGAAACTCCAGAATATCAAAGCGAGGCAACTCGCCGCTTGTTTAATTTTGTTGGTGAAAATTTCCAAAAGGGCGCTGCGTGGATTGCTGAAAAAACAGGATTACCGGCTACCGATATTGAAAACATGATGGGAACTGTTGCAGCCGGTGGTGGCGTAAAAGCTGCGCCAGCCGTACAACGCGGAATCGTTAAGGGTGCAGAAACCGTAGAAACTGCTTTAGGAACTGCAGTACCAAAAGCCCCAGAGGCACCTAGAGTTGAACCAACTTTAGCCGGCAAACCTAAAGTAACTTATGCAGAGTTTCAGGCTCAATTACAAAACAAACAAGGTGGAACGGCTGCTACATTACCACCAGCGCCAAAAATACAAACCCCAACAATGCCTGCACCAACCAATACGCAGCCATTCCCAGAAGTTAAGTACGCACAAAAGGGCAGCGTAAATCTGCCAGAGCAAGAACAACGCAAGCAAATATTGGCTCGTGTTGGCTTAGAAAACGCCCGTCAATCCTCTATTTTGGGTGACGGTTTTGCTGCGGCTAACGAGTTTCAGACTAGCAAAGTAGACGCTCCCGTAGGCCAGCTTTACAGAGATACACTAGCCAATGAGCGGGCTACATTAGAAAACTTTGGCCAAAAAATTGTTGAGCGCACGGGCGGAACTTTAGGCCTTGATGAAACTTCTTTATATGACCGCGGCACACGAATTGCACGGCCTTTTGATGATTTTAAGAATGTACTGCAAACTCAAATGGATCAATCGTATGCCCAAGCTAAAAAAGTAGCTGGAACGCAGCCAGCGGTTATACCAAGCGACCTACAGAAATTCTTAGATACAAATTCTAACTTTACTGTAAACGACAGTTTTATGTCTTTGCGCCGCGGGGTTGAGGCTCATTTGAAAGAAAATGATTTACTTGATGCAAACGGCAAAGTAAAACCAATGACAGTAGAGCAGGCCGAAGGTTTGCGTAGATACATTAATTCGAATTGGAATAATGAGCGCTCTGGAATTATTGGCCGCCTAAAAGACAAAATTGACAATGATGTCACTAAGGTTGCTGGCGAAGATGTATACAAAAAAGCCAGAGACATTCGTACCAAAATTGCTCGCTTGTTAGATGATCCAAAAGGCGTAGCCAAGATTATGGATTACGATCCACAATCCCCAATGAATCGCGCCGTACCGTTTGAAAAGATTGCCTCAACCGTGGAGCGGATGGATGTAGACCAGCAGCGGCATTTAATTAAACTGTTAAAAGAAATGCCAGACGAATTACGGCCCCAAGCAGATGCAGCAATTGCAGAAATTAAAGCCCAGTTTGCTAATCGCATATTGCAAGAGGGCTCTAAAAACAAGGGTCAATGGAATGCCGGCAATATTACAAAATACTTAAATGACAACAATCGCAAACTTGGCGTATTGATGGAAGATAAAGAATTGGCCCAGATGGTTAAAGACTTGCATGATGCTGGCCATTTGGTCAAATATGACGCGTCCTACCCTGGCGCAGCAATACAGGCTCACAATTTAATTCGATTGGGCGCGGCACCATTATTGGGAACTTTAGGAACCTCAGTAGGCGGAGCGGTTGGAGGTGCTTTTGGCGGTGTGCCAGGCGCTGGAGTTGGAGCGACTGTTGGCGGTATGTATGGCGCAAAGAAGGGTGTGGCAATGGCAGAAAAATCTGCATTAAAACGCGCTCAGAAAAAAATGGTTCCCCTCAAAGATGTTGGTAAAGGACAATAATTATGGCAGTCAATCTATCCCCTATAGGCAATGGTTTTCAGTTTTTTAACAATGATGGCCTGCCTTTAAACGCCGGTAAGATTTTTACTTATCAGGCTGGATCAACTACTCCGCTTACCACTTATACAGATTCTAGCGGGCTAATTGCCAATACAAACCCCATTATTTTGGGAACGGATGGCCGTCCACCCTCTACTATTTGGTTAACAGAGGGATTTTTCTATAAGTTTGTTTTAAAAACTTCTGCCGATGTAACCATACAGACATATGACAATTTGTATGGAATTGTTGGCGCAACTCCACCAGCTGCAACCCCAATACCATCTGGCGGTATTTTCTTGTGGTCAGGATCAATTGGATCAATACCAGCCGGGTATGTTTTATGTAATGGATCGAATGGTACGCCAGACTTGCGAGACCGATTTGTAATTGGCGCTGGCTCATCTTATGCAGTAAACGCAACTGGCGGCTCTGCAGATGCTGTAGTTGTTACCCATACTCATGCTGCAACCTCAGTTGTTACTGATCCTGGTCATACCCATACAGCACCAATTTTCTTTCAAGATTCAAGTACCCCAAGAAATCAATTTAGAGCAAGTTTTGCGGATGTAAGTCAAGGAACTGCCACTACAAATAGCAATACAACTGGAATTACTGTAGCTACTACTAATGCTAATGCTGGTGTAAGCGGAACTAACGCTAACTTACCTCCATACTATGCTCTTTGCTACATAATGAAAACCTAATATGGAATGGCAAACTATCATCAATATTGGCCTTGGATGTGTTATTGCATCAATTGGCTGGTTTGCTAGAGAACTTTGGGACTCTGTTAAAGAGTTGCGCAGAGACATCCACCAGATTGAAAAAGGTCTGCCAGAACTTTATGTGCGCAAGGATGATTTAAAAGAGGTGCGGATTGAGATGGCAGCACGATTTGACAAGTTAGAAAGCATTATGGCCTCGTTTTTTGACCGATTAAACGATAAGGCAGACAAGTAATGGATGTGCCATATAACAATGGCAAAATTAAGATTGGTTGTAAATACGACCTTAATCCACTTAAACCAAAGTACATTGAACGCGATGAGGATATGTTGGAGTTGCAGAGTTACCTAATTCACGACCCGCGTTTACTTAATAAACAGTATTGGGCAAAGCGAATTTACGCTGCAATCCTGTTATTTATATTAACAATTATGCTAATGGCCAACTAAATGTTAACCACCATATTAAATATTTTTGCTTTATTTGTAGCTATTTTTGCGGTGCTTATATTTACGGTATTGTTTGCTTTTTTTCTATTTATTATGTTTGCTTGCACCTTTATTGGATGGAAAGAAATCAACTCAATGCCGGTATCGGACATATGGCAAAAATTAAAAAAATGATGATATATGTCAGACGAACTGGGGCTATCCGCTGGTGCCAAGGGTATCAGCGAAGGGATGAAAACCGGTAGAGAAGCCGGTAGAGAAATTGGCAAGAATATTGAGGAAGTACAGAAGGAAGCAGTAGATGTTGCAAAGCAACAAGCAAACGCAAGAATACAGGAACGCAGGGAAGCGGAGTTAAGGAAAGAGCGGGCAATATTTAAAGCCCTTGAGGAGTACAAACACCGCAAGAAGATTTCCGATGAGGAGTACCAGCTGCGCATAGATTTTATAAAGAAGTACGGCACTAAAGAATGGCAGAAGTTAATTGACATTAAGGCCGAGATTGAAAAGCTAGAAAAAGAAGATAAGAAATATTTTGATGCGGAGTTGGCAAAGGTTAAATGGGTACAGTTTTGGTGTTTTTTAGTGGCAGCGTGGATTGCTTATTACATGGTATGGGGGTCTAAAAAATGAATATGCAAGATGTCTTAAAGGCGGTAATACCAATTTTGGTGGCCTGTATTGCCTGGCTATTGGGCCAAGTATCGTCATTTCAGACCCGTTTGACCCAGATTGAAGGCAAAATGCCAGCGCTGATTACCAACGAAGGTGTGCCAACGGACAGTCCTATTTCAGCCGAGCGCAGGGCAAAGATGCGTGAGGAACTGTACAAGGAACTCCATGACCTCCATGTGCGGGTCAAGTTACTGGAAGAAAGGTCTAAAAAATGAATCGATATGACCTACTCGTAGCTACTTGGATGGCAGCAATTTTGTTTATTTGTATGGGGATTAATTCATGGATGCGTTATTAGGAATACTTAAAGGGGTTGCGCCCGTATTAGCTACTGCCGTTGCTGGCCCAGCTGGTGGCGCTGCCGTAGGTTGGATTGCAAGCAAACTAGGGATTGATGACGCTACCGTTGAAGGGGTCACCCAGGCGCTTACCGGCAATCCTGAAATGACCTTAAAACTAAAAGAACTAGATTTGGAATATGCCAAGCTAGAAGTCCAAGACCGAGATTCTGCCCGCCAGGCTTATGCCGCGGTAGCGACATCTGAACACGCAACTAAGCTAGATAAGCTGGTCGTACCCGTCTTAGCCCTTGGTGTCGTAGGATTGGCGTTTTTCTTAATTGGGATATTGATGTTTGTTGATACCCCAGACAACCAACAACAACTGGTTATTTTTGCTCTTGGATTTATAACCTCAGCTGCGGGCCAAGTCTTATCGTTTTACTTTGGCTCAAGCCAAGGCAGCAAGAGCAAGACCGAAGAAATGAAAGGACTGCTTAAAAAATGATTACTCCACTTACGCAACACTTTACCCTTGAAGAACTAACCATTACCGACCATAGGCAGTTTGATAACACGCCAAATCCCGATGAATTGGCCAACCTAAACCGCTTGGCTAAGTTCTTAGAGCAGGTCAAAACCGTCTTAGGCGGTAAGCCCGTAATGATTAATTCGGCATTTCGTTGCAAACAGGTCAATGACGCGGTTGGTTCTAAAGACACCAGCCAGCACAGAGTTGGTTGCGCTGCAGACATCCGTGTCCCAGGCATGACCCCAGATGAGGTAGTAAAAATTATTATGGCTGCGGGTCTTGGTTACGACCAGATCATTCGCGAGTTTGACCGCTGGACCCATATCTCAATTCCTAATAACCCAGAGGATAAACCTAGACAACAGGCATTGATTATTGATCGCAGCGGTACTCGTCCATACGCGTGATACACTAAATATTGATTTCGTTTGTTTCCTTTAAACCCTCTTGCCTTGCCTCTTTGGTGGGGCTCTTTTTTTCGTAGGTCATGGCATCTGTAAACCCCTCACGGTACGCATTGTGAACGGCCTCCATATGCCACAAACCTAACAAAACTGCCCCAACAATTAGTAAAGCGGGGCGCATGAGACATCCACCACAATGTCACGGGTCATGCCACCAACCTTGCGTTTAGCGTAAATCACCACCGCCCTAGTCTTAGCAACCTGGCAGTCCTGAATGGCGCTAACCACCTCAAGTCTGGTCATTGAGTGGACTTTATCGTCCACAATAAGTTGCTGCTCTGGCATGGCCTGTTTATCGGGCATAATCCCGCAGCCACTTAAAAACAGTAAACAAACCCCGGCTATGATCATTTTCATAATCTCCCCCTTAAAATGGCGTGTCATCGTTGATGTCACCCGCATAGGACCGAGAAGGGTATTTTCCGGCGTTTTGGGGCGTTTGCGCTTGAGAATCGGGTTTAGACCCAGCAAACTCTAATTCGCCCACCCTAGCCCTTAAAGTCACGCCCTCGGTGCCATCATGGCGCTTATAGGTTTCTACATGGGGTTCGGTCATGCTGACAAACAATAGTTGGCCTTTGGTTAAGTACGGTCTTAATTTTTCGCACCTATCCCCCCACATGGTTCCGTTAACCCATTGGGTCGGCTGCTTACCATCAACCTTGCGGCCATATGAAAACGCCAAGGACAAATCCATAACTGCTTTGCCGTCTGGTGTAAAGCGTACTTCTGGGTCATTGCCCAGACGGGCTAATCCGATCATTAACATTAAAAACTCCCTTTATCAAAATAATTCGATTCATCATTAAAAAACTCAAATAGTGCATTGCACTCGGCTAAGAACTTCTCGGCAGCTGCCTCAACTTCTGCCAACTCCTCTGGGGTCGGGACATATTTCTTGATAAATAGGTCTTTCCCCTCACCCATGCGCGGGTCGTAAGACACAAACCAAACATCTTTACCAGTACAGGCCGACTGCAAAAGCATCTGGGGTTTGTACTCTGGTGGGATAGCCTGGTTAGCCACATACTTCATGTGTGTCTTAGTCTTAGGGCATTTGACCTCAATCAAGCAGCCATCTGACACGAACCCGTCAGGACTCACCCCGCAATGGTCAATACTTGGATGGTCAATAAAGCCGACATCCTTAACCATTAGACCGGTAAGGGTCTCAAAGGCCTCCTTAGCGGCAGCCTCCTGTTCCACGCCCCATTGCATATCCGAGGTCATATATTTGTCGGCAAAGGTGTTGGTAATGCGCTCGGCCACCACCTCATAACGCAGGTTCTCCCGCTCACTAGACTCTTTGCCAGACTTTAGGAAGTTCATGGCCGCAGCCATTCTGGAACCGGTCAGCTTACCGAGGCGGTCATTCCACCAGGTTCCGTCTTGCTGAAATGGATTTGGCTCACGCATTTTGATCACCTTTTAGTTTTTCGTTATGTTTGGCTGCAAAGTCCCGCACCATTTCGCGTTCGTCTGCTGCTAATGTTTTCCATGTAGCAGTTAACTGGTCGGTTGATGTGGCTGCCGTAATCAAGGCCTCAATCTCTGCCTTGGTGCGGGTCGATTTAGGTTTGTTTGGGCGCGATGCTTGATTGCCGTCATCATCCTCTGGCGCAATACCGCAAGCCGCCTGGAGCGAATACCGGCGGGCGTAGGTCATTGCTGACCCGTATCCCTGAGCATCCTGTTTAGTAGCTGGCACATGGAGTTTGCCACCAGAAATCATCTCACCAGACTCATGGATAAAAATAGTCTCGATAATGATTCCATCGGCGCAGTCATGCGAATGCTGAACCAAGGCAATACCGTTGTCGTTTAGGGCATCAATCACGGCCTCAACGCAAGCTGCCAAGTCGGCATACCTTGATTTGAAGTGTGGATTGGTGGACGATTTGAGTGCAGGTCCAAAGGCCTTTTGTGCTTTGACTAACGCGGTTGCTATTTTTTGCATATTCCCTCCGATTAAATAAATGCTAAAAGTAAACAAAACACCACTAAACCTACGGCAGCAAAGGCCTCCACCCAAGGAGATTCTTTTTTAGTAAACACATTACGCTGCCATTTATTTGCCTCAAAGTTAGTTTTTCTCATTTTTTCTTTTTAAATACCTTTCATGTGTGGTTAGTTTTGGCAATTTGTGTGGTTTGGTTAAACCCTGCCAAAATATTTTTTTTCGATCATTAAAGTTCCACTCTTTTATTTCTTTGCATTTAACCTTTTGTTTATAGGCATCTGGTTGCAAAGTTGCTGGCTGAATAGGGTTTGATTCACCATCAACAAAATACCAAACCCCATTTTCAAACCATGCTTCTGAACAACTAAAAATGCCCAAATACAAAAGATATAAACCATTTCTAACAGGCATAACCGCGTAAGAAATTGGCTCTGTTGTTGGGTAATCAGGGTCATTTTCTAAATTAAAATATATGTCTATGATTCCCATCATGCCACCCGACTTCTGCGTGGTACTGATAGCAAGCGATAGACTGCGTAACGCACACCAGACGGCTCTTTGACCATATCGGTAACAATGTCCCAACCCTCTGCCTTGAGGTCATAAATAATGTCAGCTAGGCGTGTGGCGTGATAGCGCTCAATTGCCTCCCAACTGGTTATCTTTTTCTTGCTAATTAAATGATGTGCAACTAGGTTAATTTTGGTGTCTTTCATAATTACTCTCATAATTCCTCCACGGTTATTTTGTAATGACGGCCATTGCAATCCACAACAAACAAATGCTTTTTGGTGCTAAGAAACTGACCCTCTGGGCCTAAATCCCAATGAATGCGACCTGTTCCGTAAACAATATCTAATGGGTCAGGTGCGTTTAGGGCTCTTTTGATTATGTGAGCGATGTAGTCGCAATATGCTGGTTGCGCCTGTTGCTCTTGATGCTGCAACTGCTGGTGGTGATGTAAGTCTTGTAAATCGTCCATTTCTTCTCTCCGATAAATGGGGCCGAAGCCCCGTTAATTAATTTTGATATTGCGTAGGTAATTTAGCGCGGGCCTGAATTTCGTTTGCAGCTTGATAGTCGGCACAAATTGGAAACTCGTCACCGTTGGCCAAAACTGCTATCCATGCGCCGCCAACAGTAGCTTTAATACGAGCGTTGTAGCGTGATTCTTGTTTGTAAATTTCTTTAACTTGCATTTTTTCTCTCCGATTTTGTTACCCGATCAAATGACCGTAAATTAATAGTAAACTGTTTATTTACTGTTTGCAACGGATTTATGCGTTTTTTTATCAAAATTAGGGAAAATACCTATAAAACTAGGGTAAACCACTATAAAAATAGGCGATTGCCTACTAAAAATAGGCGTATGCCTACTTGCCTAGCCGTGGTAATATAGAGGGGTCAGCAAGGTGGCACTTGTTGGAATCTCTTTATAGGCGTTAAACCCCGAATTTTTCGGTGGTGCGATAAATGCTTGGAATCGGTCATTCGCCGTAAAGAGGACTTATTCCAAGGATGCCCTGCCAGGCCGCACCACCCAAGAGTTTGGGGTTTTTTGTTGCCTGCTGACCGTACTCCGAGCGTTATTAAGAGCCTACATCGGCTGCGCGGAACAGTAGATACGGTATCGGCTCACCACCAGATTACCGGAGCAGCCTGTCAACGAGGGACTGCGGAACTAGCCTAAGACATGGGTGATAGACAACTTAGGCTAGGATGAATCGTTGCCTTATGGGGCGCATAGGCTGGATTGTTTTACTAATCTTTGCTGGTGCTAAAGTGATCATGGCTATCACCCTTGGGTAATCTATGGCAAAAAGAAATAGAAACTAAAAACTGCCTTGCAAACTATTTCTTAATCATTTATTCTCTGCAACAAGGAGAACAATATGACCTTAGATGACCTAGAAGAAGTTGCCCTTAAATGCGGAATGGTAAGAACTAAAAAAAATTGGTCGGCCACCGAATCACAGTTGGAATGCTTTGCAAACAACCTGCTGGAAGAATTTAGAGGCATTGCCAGGGACCAGTTAATCCAATCCATTAAACGAGCAGCTGACTATGAACGCGAACAATGCGCCAAGGTCGCTGAGATGTCCTGGTTTGAGGGCATGGAACAAGAGGACATAGCCAAGGCTATTCGTGAGCGGGGCGATGAATGATTGCCTATTCTGCTCAAACCCCGTCATTAATGGACTTTTCGTGGTTTATTTTGGTTGTTGCTATTTTGGCTTGTTTAGCTATTTGGTTGAGGGATAAATGACAGACTTTGAAGAATTTTGGAAAACCTACCCACGCCGTGTGGCCAAGGGCGATGCGCGTAAGGCTTGGAAACAAACTGAGGGTATTCGCCCGCCTCTGCCGGAACTGTTGGACGCTATTCGGCAACAAATCCGCTCAGACCAATGGCGCAAGAATGATGGCCAGTTCGTATGCTATCCCGCCACATGGTTACGCCAAGAGCGGTGGTCTGACGAATTAAAAGTGACCTTGCCTGGTGTGGTTGACGGCAAGGAATGGCATGAGACATGGCCCGGAATTGTGGCCAAAGGCAAAGAATTAGGCATTTTGGAGAGCCAGTTTGACCAGCCGTATTTGTTTAAAGCTGCGGTATTGCGCGGATCGGTCAAGGCCGCATGATCCATTATCACGGCTTACCAATAACCCCGGCCACGGTTGCTAACTATGCAGTACAAGCAGGTCACGCATTTGTGTCGTTTGCGCACCCTGACCAGGTTGGGACGGCCATAGAAGTTTGCCAATCGTTTGCTTTAGACAATGGTGCCTTTAGCGCCTGGAAATCAGGAAAACCCATGAAAGATTGGACCCAGTTTTACGATTGGGCATTAAATCTTAAAAAAGTGCCATCGTGCGATTTTGCCGTGATTCCCGATGTTATTGACGGTACTGAATCGGACAACGATGCTTTGCTAAAAGATTGCCCATTACCGCATTGGTTTGGCTCTCCGGTATGGCATTTGCATGAATCCCTTGAAAGACTTGAGCAGCTGGCCAATACCTATGTACGGGTTTCTTTGGGCAGTTCTGGTGAATATGCCACGGTTGGCACAACTGCTTGGTGGTCTAGGATGGGCGCAGCAATGCGGGTTATTTGTGATGATATGGGTAGGCCAATTTGCAAACTGCATGGACTTAGAATGCTTGACCCCGCCGTTTTTACTAGGTTTCCATTTAGTTCAACTGATAGCACCAATATTGGTAGAAATGTAGGAATTGATAAACATTGGAAAAATGGTAACTATCCACCGCCCACCAAAGAGGCTAGGGCGCAAGTTATGCGGGCGAGAATTGAGTCACAAAATGCACCAGCAACATGGAATTTTATGCAAATAGAACAGGATGGTTTATTTTGAAGTTAACTCAAACATTTTTTTTTGATGCGGCGCACACCTTAGACAGAACGGTCAATGTTTACGACCATCTAAAATCTAAAAACATACATGGCCATACCTATCATGCCAGCATTTCTATAGAGGGCGAGCCAGGTGAAAACGGTATGGTTAGGGATTTTGGCGATATTAAACACGCCGTAGATGCCATTCGTTATGCTCTGGACCATGAATTTTTAGACAAAATTCCTGATTTGGGGCCGCCAACACTTGAAAATCTTTGCTTTTTTATTGCAAAAAAACTTAAAAATATTGATGTTTGCGAGGTTTCTGTTGAACGCAAAGCGGTTGGCGATAAATGCACATTAACGGTTAAATAATTTGGAATTAATTTTGAATAACAAACTGACTGCGTCCCAAAGAAATCACCTTACACGCGTTAAATCGTTGCCCTGTGGCGTTTGTGGCGTGTCTGAACCCTCAGATGCCCACCACATAGAACAAGGCCTGCAATACCTTTGTATTCCGCTCTGTAAGGATTGCCACCAAGGCAGCCATAACGGCATTCATGGTCGCAAATCCATATGGAATGCAACCAAACAAACTGAACTAACGGTACTCAATGACACAATCCAAAAACTCCTCCGATAGACTTAGCCTGCCTTGGCCGCCTAAAGAACTAAGCCCCAATTATTCTGGGCATTGGGCTCCGCAAGCAGCTGCCAAGAAAAAGTATCGGTTTGCAGTCCGCATCCTAGCTATGCAGCATCCGCAGCCAATACCGGAAGAAGGCCCTATTTATTTGGAAGTTGAGTTTTACCAGCCAGATAACCGGGCGCGAGATCAAGACAATATGATTGCAGCATTTAAAGCTGGTCAAGACGGTCTGGCCGATGCCTGGAAGATTAACGACAAACGAATTAATTGCACATACAAATTTAGCCAGCAAAAGGGCGGTATGGTAAAAGTAAAGGTTTTATAGGGAACTGTTTATTATGAAAAAGATGAAACGCCGACCACGGCTTGCGCAAGATATTTTGTCCTTGCTTGAGCAAAAACCCAACATTACGCAAGCTGAGATTGCAAAAGAACTGCTGGCCAAACCCCATTCTATTAAAGCGGTATTATGGAAATTAGTGCATCAACAGAATAAAATTGTTGCTACAAAAGGCGCAAAAGCAGATAAAATGACAGGGCCGAAGGTCATTAATATGTACTGTTTGAAGGAATTATGAAAGACATCGAAGCATTCTCGCTGGCATTACTTAACTCTGCAACCTGCGCTCATTTGCAGCATTGGCAGACCAAAAGCTATGCGCAGCATAAGGCCTTGGCAAAATACTATAACGCCATACCAGACCTTGTAGACCAACTGGTTGAATCTTGGATGGGTAAGTATGGCCCAGTAGGCGATTTTGAAGAAGAATTTGAGATAGAAAAAGACCCCATCAAATATTTTAAAGCCCTACAAAAGTATGTAAAAGAAAACCGTAAACACTTGCCAAAAGACACCGAATTACAGAATACTATTGACGAAATTACCGATTTAATCGACTCTTTGCTGTATAAACTGCAACAACTCTCATAAGGAACCCAAAAATGAACACATTTAACTGCCCAAAAGACTGCAACGATAATCCTGGTCGCAAAGAAAAAACCAAAAACGCCGTGATGCAAGAAGGCAAAAACAAGCCAATGGGCGAGAAAATTACCATGAAAGGTCGCGATACCAAGATGGGTACAAACAATTCTGGCGAAATGTACCAGAAGTGAATTGCGGAAATTGCCAGTTTTTTCAGGGTACGCAGTTCGGCCATTGCCGGCGCTACCCTGAAACAGTAACCAAACAGGCTGGGATGTGGTGCGGAGAACACCAAGTCGTGGTGCCTCCGCAGCCAATATTCACGGAATTGGCAGCCACTCCAGCACCCAAAAGGCGCAAGAAAAATGATACGACCGCTGCGTGACCGAATCGTTGTAAGACCCGTTGAGCGGGTTAAGAGCCAGGTGATTGAAGTCATCATGGATGAACTACCCAATATCGGCGAGGTATTGGCCGTGGGGCCTGGCGAGATTGACAAAAAAGGCCGGTTGATTCCTAATCCTATAGAAATAGGCCAGAGAATCCGATTTGGGGGCGCGGAGGATTATTTGTCTTACCCTAGATTTGAGATTAACGGCGAAGAATAC